TCATTTTTTAAAGTATGAAAAACAAGATTGGTTTTGGACTAAAGAAGAAGTAGAGGACATTAGGTTAACACCTTATTGGAATATCTATCAAGCAGAACAGAATAGGAGATAATAGTATGAGTATAGAAATAGAAAGTCCGTATGAAGTTATAGAAGTATTGTTTGAAAGAAATTATCCAGGTTATATTTATCGTAGGGAATTGATCGAATCTTCTTTTGGTGATAATGACATTCTGGAAATGATTAACTGTTATTCATCTGATACAGGTCATTGGATTGGTAATGCAAAAGATGCAAGACTTCTTTGCAAAAAACGTGGAATAAGAAACCTTCAAAAGATAGATCCTACAAATTGTGTTTGTTCTATAGGATTTAATGAGAAAGAGCAAAAATGGTATGGGTGGTCACATAGAGCTATTTTTGGATTTGGCATAGGTTCTAAGGTTAAAAAAGGTGATTGTGCATATGAACCAAATAATAAAGAAAATTTTATTGAGGATGCTAGAAACTTTTGGGTAGATGGTAATTCTTATGATGTAGTAGTTGAAAGAGATGTTGAAGATCCATATAAAGATCAAGATGGTTTAGGTGTTTGTATACATACAAATATTAAACAAGATAAAACAGGTAAAATATTATCAGGTGAACATTGGGAACCTTACCCTACTAAATGGGGTAAAGGTGAATGGGTAGCTAAAACACTAGATGATGCAAAACAGATAGCTATAGATTTCTCTAAAGGAGTTTCTTAATGAAGTATGATTATCTATTAGATATTATTGTGGTAACATATCAACAGGATGCTTGTCTGAGATGTCTAATTAATTCTTTTCAGGCACAAACAAATCCTTATTGGAAGATGCATATTATACATGATGGTATGAATACTAAGTTTTTAGACCTCATGTTAGGTTTAAATGGAAAAGATCGTAGGCTTACTTGGTCTATTACAGATACTCGTTCTAATGATTATGGTCACTCTTTAAGGCAATTAGGTATAAAGAAATTGGGTAATTCTAAATATACTTTAATTACTAATGGTGATAATTACTATGTACCTATATTTATAGAAAAGATGTGTACTGGTGAAGCAGATCTTGTTTATTGTGATATGTTACATAATCATAAAGAGTATAAAGGATATTTGAAGTCAGAACTAAAACGTAAGTTTATTGATTGTGGTTCTGTTGTTGTAAAGACTTCTTTAACAAAGGAAATTGGTTGGAATAGTTTAGAATATGCAGCCGATTGGTTCTATATTTCTGAAGTTCTTGAGCATACTAAAAATACAAAGAAAGTAGATCAATGCTTATTTGTTCATAATTAATACCTAATTCATAAAATACTTGACATTATTGCTATTTTTAGTATAAACTTTTATATAGGAGATAGTGATAATGTTAACTAATAAAGAATCTGTTTATTTAGTTTATGATAATACTGTAGATTTAGTATTAACTTCTAATGATAAACCTGTAAATCTAACTGACGTTACTAGGATGACTATAGCATTTGGAGATTTAACTATTGATAGTACATCTAGTTCTGATGTTTTTGATTGGTCAGAAGGTGATGGAAAATTAAGTTTAGCCTTAGGACAAGAAGCTATTCCAGTAGCTAATTACCTAGCAAGATTAATTGTATATGATTCTAGTAATACTAATGGTATTGTTTGGGGAAATGTTCCAATTAGAGTGAAGGAGTAATTCATGTTTGGACCTCTCTTTAACTCAAAACCAATTGATATAAAAAGAATTAATAGGGATGGTTATGGTGATGCTGAAGTTTTTTATCGTTATACAAAAGTTCCTTGTCAATTTCGTAGAGGTGTTGCTTTATCTTATAAAGGCGAAGTTGTTGATATTAAAGTTATAGCTAATGTTATTATTCCACCAGAATATTCAGAAGTAGAAGTAGATGATATAATTGTATATGGTACTGTATCTTATGTAATTGCTACTATTACAGAACTTACTGATATATTTTCTAATATCATGGGATGGAAAATTCAGGTAAAAAGTTATGGGTAGAATTAAAATTGATATTTTTCCTTATAAGAATAAATCTATTCAAAAGCACCTACAATCTGATATTAAAACAGCAACTAAGGGAGCAACTACTTATAAAAGTAAGACTGCTGGTGGTAGGGGTATTGTAGCAGTAACTATTGAGAACTATATGCAAGCTGCTGTAGGTACTACACCTGATATCCGTGCTGGTTATTTAAAAGGTGATAAAAGTATGCCTTCAAGAATCAGTGGTGGTATGCGTACTAACTTCCAACAAGCTTTTTATGATATTCTTGATTTGAGTATAAAGAACTTTTCTTATATTTTAGCTACAAGTGCTGCAAAGCAAATGTACTTAGTTCTTTGTAATGCTACTGAGAATGCACCTTTCTGGGATGAATCACTTGTTAAAAAGAAAAGACCTATTAATGAAGGTCCACATTTACGTGAATCAGGTATAGCTTTTGTTGGTGCAAGAGGTTCTGGTAGTCGTAGAATTATTGCTAATGTTAAATCAAATTCAACAGGATCTGCATTAAAAACTCCACCTACTGCAAGTTCAGTAAAATTTTATAAAGATGCTATAGACGTAAACTCATTTCATGGTAGACGACAATTAAACTTTTATGTTGACTTTACCAGAATTACTCCTGAAGGGTTTGATCTTGCAATGTGGATTCATGAGAATTTAGCACAAGCAGGTAAGTACTATCATGGTGATGTAAAGTATCTTTCTAAAGCATTTGCACAAGTAGATCCAGTTACAGCAATGAAGACAGATTTTAAACGACATTTACAAGATACTACAATATATGGTAAGTTGACAGGTAAAAAGAAACAAGAAATGGATAAAGCAATTGAAGTAGCTATTATTGGAGCACAAGATAAAGCAATCCAAGCTGCTATTAGAAAAAGTGCAAAGGGGGCTTAATGTTAAATTCAGTACTTACTTATATTACAGGATTAACTGTAACATCTACTCCAGTAGTAGCTTTTGGAGATAGCTTTGTTTTTGGTACTAATTGTTTTGTACTTACCTTTCCTAATTTACCAGCTAATGCTGTATTTATATCACCACTTGGTGGTGGAAAACCTTCAACAGTAAATAAGTCTAAAACACCTGGAATGCAACTTATGGTTAGACATATTAATTCACAAGATGGATATTCTACTGCTGATGCTTTTAATACTTTGTTACATAATAACCCTAATGTGATTAATGGTATGTGTTATGCTGATAATTCTATTCCATATTCATTAGGTATAGATGAAACTGGTAATCAGTTGTTTACAGTTAATTTCAGGTTCTTGGAAATAACTACTTGACTTTTCTTTTTATTTTAGTTATCTATTAATTATCTTTCATGTATGGTAAAGAATATTTAGAATGAATTGAATGAATTACAGAATGTAATATAATAAAGGAGGCATACACATGGCTACAGTTGATACCGAAAACTATAGTATTGGAATGCCAGATGTTTATTTTTGTAATACAGCAACTGTTGCGGGTACTGGTACAGTAACCCCCACTACTGCTTTAACTGACTTAGCTTCGATATTAAATGCTGTTGGAACTGATGGTTCTACAGCGGAACGAGCACTTTATTCTCTTGGAAATCTCCCAGAAGCATCTATTGCTCCTGAATATAGTACACTTGATCATTATATTAGTGATAAAGGTACAAGGAAGAAAGACAAAGAGATTGTCACAGAGAAGAATCTGTCTATAACCCTCTCCTCGGATGAATTTAGTATTGAAAACATTCAGCGATTTTTGATGGCTGATACAGATGGAACTGCTTCTGAACTTATGGGAAGTGTTGCTCCTGAAGGAAGTGCTGTTCTTGTTTATGATTCTGATTATGGTAATCCTTTCTTGTTAGCAATTCCCCGTTGTACTTTGACATCAGAAGGTGAATTAGCGTTTGCATCTGAAGACTGGATGGCTAGTGGTATTACTTTAAGTGTACTTTCACTTTCTGGTTTTGATGCTTCTACCCTTGAACTTAATACAGGTATAAATCTACCAAATGGAATTACAGATGCTCCGTATGGTTATATTCAGTCAGAAAAGGATTTTGGAGATTTTTATAGTACTACAGCGTAATTTGGTTTTATGGGCTGGTCTATGGGCCAGCTCAACTTTTAAAAGGATGGGGTAAATATATGAGTGTTGATAAGAATACAACGGTTAAATCGAATAAAGGTACAAAACCAGAAGTAGTTACTAACAAGAAAAAGGCAGCTAAGAAAAAGACTGATACTGAAATTCTTTTTCCTGAAGTTACTTTAACTTTATCCTTAGGTACTATTGTAGTTAAACCACTTTCATTTGGTAATTTAATTGATATTTCAGATAATATAGAAAGTGTAGTTGATAGTTTAAAAATACGTGACTTCAAATTAGGTTTAAATGATAATGGTGAATTAGCACTTGGTTTAGAAGACATAGCAACTATTTATGTTTCTGCTAGTAAATCATTACTTCCTATTATGAGTATAGTAACAAATATAGAAGAAGAAAAGCTCAGAGAACTTTCTGTAATAGAAGGTGTCCAGCTTATAGTAACAATAATACAGCAGAACGGAGAAGTATTAAAAACTTTTTTCGACCTGTCCTCGACATCGGGGGCGATAAACCTGAAAAAGGACGAAGACAAAGAAAGCAAAATAAGCAAGTAGTAACAGATAACTTAGGTAATATGTTTGGCACTTTGATCAGGAGTGGACATAAGGAAGTAGATTTAAGATATAATTATACTGTTGATCAAGTTCAATTGTATTACAAGTATGCCACGCAGGATGAATTGTTTACAATTAGGATGAGTGCGATTGCTATGGCTAAAGCTAATTTACTTGCTGCTCCAGTTTCAGATAAGAAGGGTGCTAATAGAGCACAAAAAGATTTCCAGAAATTCTTGGATAGTCTTAATCCAGAAAAAATCGAACAAAGTCGTGTAAAACAGAATAATCAAGCAAAGAATCCATTGGCCTCCTTAAAAGGTTTCACAATGATAGCTGGAGGTAAGTAATGCCGGAAGGTGCTGGAGTTAATGTAGGTTTAGGTCTTGATATTTCCCCTTTTATAGCTGCAAGTGGTCAGCTTAGAGGAAGTATTTCTGGGATCATGCGTTCTATCAATAAGATTACACTTGCATCTGCTATTAAAGGAGATCCTTTCTCTCAGCAAGTTAAGTACATGAATGTCTTTTCCAAGAGTTTAGATTCAACTTTCCATACGTTATCTGATCTTGGTATAGCTTTTACTAATGTTGGAACTAAAGGATCAAAAGAAATTAAGAGTATGACAATTACTGTATCTACTCTTATGGATAAATTAGATAAAGCTGTTGCTAACTATAAAAATTTACAGGCACAAGCTACAAAGAAAGTAGCTGATAAAGTTGCAGCTACTGGTATGGGTGAAGGTTATGTACCAGGAACTAAGTTATCAGGTGAGCAAGCTGAAAAATATAATACAGCAGTAAAAGAGGGTATTTTATTAGAGAAAGAATTACTTACAGCTCAAAAAGATATTGAGTTAATTGCTAATGAAATAGCTGCTACATATTTAAAAGTTTATAAAAATAAAGCTAAATTAGGAGCACTTACTGAACAAGATAAAGCACAAGTTTTAGCTTTAGCTAAAACAAAAGAAACTTATGATGCTTTAGATAATAAAATGAAAAGAGTTTATGTTACTTCTTTAGGTTATTCCAAATCCTTGGCAGAAGTAAAAATTAGACTTACTGAAGTAAAAGATAGACTTGGTGTTTTACAGACAATATATCAAAAGGGAATGTTTAAAAAAGATGTTGAAGGTGCTAAAAAATTAAGTGTTGAAATTAAACAATTACAACTTGAATATCAAGAACTAGCTTTAACAGCAAAAAGAAGAACTACTATGTCTGTAGGTACTTTTAATACTGAAAAAGCTGAATTAGATTCAAATAAAGCTATATTATCTATAGAACAACAAAGTAAATCTATAAAAGAACTTAAACAAGAATATAGGACTTTGGCTTTAACTAAAGAAAAATTAGAAGGAAAGAAAGGTTTACAATATGAGCAAGCACTTTCTAAAACATTAGCTGATCAAAGTAGGGTAGCACGTGAGTTAGGAAAAGCAACAACTAAACTTACAAGTGAACAAGCTGCTTTATATGTTGAAGCTGAATATGGTGTTAAATCTTTAGCTACACTTGATATGGAATATAAGGCTTTAGAAAGAGAAAGTTTAAAATTACAATCTCCTAAGCTAAAGCAAGCTTTTCATGAAACTGCTGCTGGTGCTGAAGTCTACGAGTTAAAATTAAGGAAAGTAACAGAAACCTTACAAGCTAATATTGTAGCACAGTTACAGCTAGAGGAATCACAAAGAATTACAGCCTTAGGTGGAGTTAGAGATAATGATCAAGCTTTAGCAGCAGATAAGGAATTATTAGCTATTAGAAAAAAATTAAATATTGCTGAAACAGAGTTAGATAATACACAAACTAGTAGAAAGAAGATTTTAGCATCTAAAGAACTTAGAGAAAATTATAGTAGAATGACTTTAGAACTTACTAAGTTAGATGCACATTGGGATAAGACAACAAGAGCTACTGCTAGAAATACTGTATTAGTAACTAAACTTAAAGCAATGCAAGAGATGTTAGTAAAAGCTAAAGCTGCGGGTGTAGCTTTAGATAAAAATCAAAATATACAATTACTTAAAGTACAAAAAACACTTAAGAAGATAGATACGCTTCATAGTTCAGAAGCCGGAGCAATGAATTTAGACTTTAAACGTATGAAATGGTTTGCTCAGTTACGTTTATACTGGGCTGCTTATCAGTTAGCAACACAAGCTGTACAGGGAGCTATTGAATTTGAACAGAAGTTAGCTAATGCTGCTGCTATTGCTACAGCAACAACTGCTGAATTTAAAAAGATGAGTGCTGCTGCTCTGTTAGTTGGTAGTACTACAAGGTACTCAGCAGCCGAAGCAGCCGATGGTATGATGAAGATAGCACAGGCTGGTTTCTCTGCTGCTGAATCTATTATACTAATACAAGATGTTGCTCATCTTGCTACTGCTACCTTAACTGATCTTACACAGGCTGCTAATTTGGTTACTACTGCAATTAGGGCTTGGAGACTTGAAGCTGATCAAGGTACTATGGTAGTTGATAGCTTTGCATCCGCAGTTAGTAATTCTAAGTTAACTATGGATGGTTTGGTTACCTCCTTTAACTATGTTACTGGTATAGCTCCTGAGTTAGGTATGTCATTACAAGAGGTCTTAGCTGCATTAGGTCAGATGACTAATAGAGGTCTTTCAGCTTCTAAGGCTGGTACTTCCTTAAGAGCAATGCTTGCTAGATTACTTCAACCTAATAAGAGATTCATTCAAGCCTTACATGCAGTTAATTTGGAACTTATAGACGTTAATCCAGAATTACATAACTTTGAAGAAATTCTTACAACTTTAAAGACAGCGGGATTTGATGTTTCTAAAGCTTTCCAGGGCATGCGTAGACGTGCTGCTGCTGGTATATCCTTATTAGTTAGTACTGCTGATACTTATGGTAGTCTTACAGATCGTATGTATGAAGCTGGTAGAGCAAGTGAAATGGCACAGAAGAATTTAGCTACTATGTCTGGTCAGTGGAAACAGTTTAATGATGTCTTAGTAGCTACTATTGCAGGAGGTTTAGGTCCAGCTTCTGAGAGTTTTCAAGGTCTTATTCTTATTCTTAGGGGTGTTGTTGTAGCTATTGCTCCTTTATTAATTAGTGTTGGAAATGTACTTAGTGATTTTTCTAAACTTAATTCTTTTATGAAAAGAACTTTTATAATGTCTTCAGTAGCTAAAAAATTTGATACTATTAGACAAAGTTTACATGAAGTTAATGAAGAACTTATTGCACAACGACATAATTTAATAGCTCTCGAACAGGATATTGATCGAATAAGTTCAAGTTATACAAAATATAATAAGTTACTTAAAATAGGTCGCTTTGGAGCTAGTGAACGTACTGGTGAATTAGCAAAAGAGTTGTCTGAAGCAGAGGGTAAATTAAAAGCTTTTAAAAGAGCAGAAGAACTTGGTCTTATAGAGAATTCATTATTATTGACTTATCGAAAAGAATTAGTAGCTTTAGATAAACTTATTGATGGTAATGATAAAAGAAAAAGAGCTACAATCTTTTTAAAAGATTTAAAGACTACAGAAGATGAATTAACTAATAGTTATAAAATTCAATTAGCTACTCTTGTAGCTATGAAACATATGGAACAGGAAAGAATTAAATCTACAGCATTAAAAGCACTTTCATTAGATGCTGAAACTTGTATAATAGGATTAGAAGCTCTTGCAGATAGTTATAAGAAATTTAAAACAGAGGTTAATCTTAAAGATATTAAGTTAACAATAGATTTCTTATTTGGTAAGTTTACAGCGGGAGAGAATAAAGGATTAAATATTGGTGAAAAGAGACTTAAAGCACTTTTAAGTGCTTATAAAGCTATAGCTCAAACCTTAAAAACTATGCCTAAAGAAGATCAAAGTAAATATCTTTCTGAGATAGCTGAAAAATCTGGAAAATCTTTACCACAACTTGATTTTACTTTAAAAGCTTTAGAAACTTTTTTTGATAAATATGAAGTACTTTTAAAAAAAGGATTGACACCAGCTAGAGCTTCAGCAGATGCAATGGAAGCTGTTTTAACTGAATATAAAATTACTTTTGAAGATTTATTATCTTTTAATACTACATTACCAAGTAAATTATCTAAACTTGAAGCTAAATTAAATACTTCAATTACTAATTTAAAAGCTACTGCATCTGAAATGGAAGCTTTAGAAAAAGTTATTGCTGGAGAAAAACTTAAAAAGGGTTCAAAATTTAATTGGATGGAAGATTTAATGACTAAGACAAAGTTAAGTACAGATGATTTAAAAATTATTTTAGAAGGACTTGCGGTAGAATATGCTAAAGGATATGAGAAGGTAATAGAAGTTCTTACAGATCCTTTAGCTAGTAAAGCTTTAAAGAAAAAAGCTTATGCTAAACTTAAAGACCTTTTTGCTGGTTGGAAAGTAGAGCATCCAAAAGGAACTTTTAAGAATTATCTTGAACTTATATTTACAGGTGTAGGTGCAGAGGAAAGAATTAAAGAAGCAATAAAAGCTTGTAGTAACGTTGTAGCTTCTGAACTTACTGCTTTATTTAGTGTAATGGACTCACGTTTAAGTGAAATTGATATACTCTGGAAAACTAAAACTATGGGTTTTATGTCTAATACAAATTTTGAAATTGAAGCTGAAAAAGCCTTTGATGGACTTTTACAACAATTGGAAGCTTTCAAAATTAAATTAGCTAACGAGGGTATATTAGATTCTTTAGCTGGTCTTGATTTAATGGATAAACAACTTTTATCAATAACTGATACTTTAACTAAATTTATGAAATCTTCAAGTGGAGTTGATCTTGGTGTTAGATCTTTTATCAAATTAGGTAAAAGTATGGATTTCGGAACTGGATTTGATAAATTAGCTTCTTCTACTGAGGGAGTCGATAAAGTTAAAAATATACTATTAGATTTAAGAAATGGAGCTATATCATTAGAATCAGCTTTTTCTGAATTAAAGATAAATAAGAGCCTAAGAGAGTTTTTTAAAACTATGGTTTCTGGTTTCTCTTCTGTTGGAGCTGGTAGACCTATTTCTAAGATAAAAGAAGAATTAGCACTTTATCAACAGAGTCTTAATTTAGCTAAGAAACGTTATGAATTAAATGGGGAATATGGACAGCAACAGAAGAAAACTTTAACTTATTTACAAAACGAATTAACTATAGAGAAAGCTACTTTTAAATTTAGGCAGAAGGAAAAAGCTGCACTTGCTAAATCTATAGCGGCAAGAGCAAAAGGAGATAAAGGTTCACTCGCAGAAGCTAATAAAGCTTTAGATGATTTAAGATTAAAAAAAGATTTTGATAAGGAAGAAGAGAAAAAATTACAAGGAGCTATTTCTAAAATACTTGAGGATCAAAGAAAAGATTATAAGAAGATTTTAGCTATGCGTGAAACTTTATATCAAACTGAACTTAAGATAAAGGCTTTATATGAACAACAAGATAAATTAGTCTTTAATATGAAACTTTATGGTCAATCTGAAGCTTTACAAAAGTCACAGGAAGAACTCGAAAATGCTAGAGCAAGTTTAAAAATTGCAAGATTAAAGTCTACTTACCTTTCCGAGATTCCTTTCACAGAAGCTAGTACTACAACAGAAAAGAAAGCACAACTTAAATTAGATGAACAATCTTTAGCTATAGTAAGGGAACGTTTAGAAAAAGAAGAAGTTAGAGCAGCTAATTTAAGTAAACAAATTGGTACTTCTTATTATGAAGCAGCAAGAAAATTTTTAGAGATGGAATTAGATACTGAAATTGCTAAGTTAACTATAAAAAATGAATCTGAAATTAGTGATAAAGAAAGATTAAGAAATAATGAAAAAATATTTAAAATAACTAGAGAACTTGTTATTTTAGAAAAAGATCAAGCTAATATTAAATTAGGTAATTTAAAGAAACTTAAAACTAAGTACTCTAGTTTAACTGCTGAATTAACTAAATTACAAGCAACTCCAACTAATGATATGGATAAAGCAACTAAAGTAAGACAAGAAGAAGAAATTTTAGTATTAACAAAGAGACAAGCAACTTTAGAAAAATTGATTATTAAGTTAAGTTCAGAACTTAATGAAAGTACTAATAAAAGAATTGGTTTTCTTAGTGACATACAAGGTTATTTAACTGGAAATAAACAGGCGCAAGAAGAAATATTACGTAAGTCTGATGATATTAATGATGCTTGGTATGTCTTTAAAACTACTGTAGGTGAGAGTTCTGAAGAACTTCAGCATATGGGTTCATTAGCAGAACAATTGGGAGATAAGTTAAAAGAGATTCCAGCAGGATTACAATTAGCTTTTGGTGATGCTGCTGCTGATTGGGGTATGCAGACTTTTATGGGAGAAGAAACTGAGAGAACAAAAGATTTAAAAGATAGGTATGCAGAGTTAATGGAAGCTAGAAAAGAAGCTATGGAGCAAGGAACACCAGAGCAAGTTGCTGAAATAAATGCTCAATTAGCTGATACTAATAAATTATTAGATAAAGAATCTACTTTATGGACTCAAGCAGCAGTTGCCTTTAAAAATTTTGCTGATATCTTAATAAAAGAACTTATGAGAATAGCTGCTCAAATGGCTATTGTAGCAGCTATAAAATTTATAGGAAAAGTTCTTGCTATAGGTAATGGTGGAGTTGTAGATGATATTAATATTTTAGCTAAAGCAAATGGTGGACTTTTAACTGGTGGTAGATATCCAGTAAATAGTTATGCTGGTGGTGGTGCTACTGATAAATTAACTATGGCATTTCTTGGTGATAATCCATCTAAGAAAGAATTAATTATTCCTTCAGAGAATATTAAGAAAGATAGTGTTTCTGGTTATACAAGAGAAAAGGAAAGTTCTAAAGGCAATGTTACAGTTGTGAATATGCTTAGTAAAAAGGACATTGCTACTGCAATGCTTGACAAAGAAGGAGAATCTGTCATAATCAATGCCATTGGTAAAGACATACAGAAAAAAGGGCCGATTTATAGATTGTTACGGAGTTCAAAATAATGAGTATGAAAGTATTTCCTATTGGTTTAGTAGATAGTACAACTGAAAGTATTGGTATCCTAGATAGTATTGAATATGCTTTCTTTGAACCAAACTCTAAGGTAACTGGAGCTGACACTTATCTTGTAGATGAACTTCAGATGCAAGATCATACTATTGCTACAAATAAAAGGGGAGAACCAGTTAGGAACTTTTCCTATGAATATGAAAATATATTTGATAGAGAATATAAAGAGATAGAACATTTTATGTCTTATGTAGGAGAAGCCTTAACTTCTTGTTATGCTATTGATTTAAGTATGGGTGAACCAATAGCTACTGTAAGTAGTCCCTATGAATTAACTATTTCCTTAGCTAGAAAATATTCTACGGTAGAACATATCAAGTCTAATTATGCATTTGTTTGGAATGGATCTGATTTTATGATTGGAGCTGTTACTGATACAGACTCTACTTCAATTACGCTTTCACATAGTTATGGTTTAACTACTATAACTAATGGTAAAATATATCCAATGTATGAAGTTTATATAGTAAGTGGTGCAATTCAAAATTTCAAACCAGTAGTATTTTATGAAAGTGATACTGCTGATAGTGGTTGGATATGGTCAGGTTCAATTGCGTTTAAAACCAAATATACAGTTTAAGGAGAATTAATGGATAATGATCTAGGTAGTGGTTATATTGAAGCTGCTAATACTGTTGAAGGTAATCAAACTCTATTATTAGTTACTTTAGAATTACCAAATGAAGCTGGTATTTTATACTTTTCTGATTCTAATGAAGAAACTATTACAGCTAAATCTCCTATTGATGAAGCTGATCATGATTATACTCGTATTCCTATGCAACTTGGTACAATAGATGAGAATTTAAAAGGAGAACTTCCTAGAGTAACTTTAACAGTAGGAGCACTTCCAAATAGTTTAATTACCAGTTATGTTCGTGGTTCTAATGGACTTATAGGACAAACTATTCATATTGTTAGAACTTATAGACATTTGATAGGTAGTGCTGAAGAAACTACTAATAGATTATATTTTGAGATAACTATAGATTATGCAAAAATAGTAACTAAAGGTATAGAGTTTGGTCTTGCTTCTAAATTAGAACTTGCTAATGCTAGAATACCTAAAAGAATATTTTATAGAAATTATTGTAATAGAGTTTATAAAGAGTTTGTATTAAGTGAATGGTCAGGTACTACTGATACTAATAAATACACATCTTTTTTGGAAGCTGGTTATTGTAATTATGCTGATACTTGTCTTAAGAGTACAACAAATTGTGAAACATATACTAATGAATATGCTACAGAGTTTGATAATAATAATAGTATGCTAAAGTACTTTGGTGGATTTCCACTTATACCAAGTGACAGGAGGTATTTAGTTATCTAATGATTAATGTTGCTAATTATGTAGGTATACCTTGGAAACATTTAGGTAGAGATAAAAAGGGAATAGATTGCTATGGTCTTGCAATGTTAGTTTATAAAGAAGAACTTAATATAAAATTACCTGATTATACTTATCCAGTGTATGAAAAAGAGCAAGTTGCTTTTACACCTGAGAGTTTTCCTATTATGAATTGCTTGTCAAGTGTTGAAACAAGTTCAATGCAAGAATATGATATCT